TAACAGAATTCTTTTGGCCGGCGCGCGCACCTTCTTTAGAGAAGGGGCGCAGATTCTTTAGTGAGTTAGGGTGTACTTTACTCATGATTTTTTCTTCTTACCTCTAACCTTAGCTGCTAGATCCTTATCGGCTCCTCCCCACGTACCAGGCTTCTTAGCGATAAATGAGTTTACTCTTGCCATAGCCCATTGTTGTGGTGACTTAACTCCGGGTCTTGTACCTGTAGTCTTAGCAGCTCCAATACCTCTTCTGTATACTGCGCTTAGTACGCTTGCAGGCATTCCTGATTCTTCAGCCTTTTTAGCTATACCAGTCTTCTTAGTACTTTTACCGGTACCTTTACTTTTAGGAAAGTTCTTTTTTGTAAGTTTTACCATATCAACACTTCCACCTTTTTCTAGCTGCCTTGCCCCGTTCACTTGTCCAGCCTTTAGATCGAGCACAAAAAGACTTTCTTCTTTTAGCGTCTTTACTTCCAGCTTTTACTTTACCAGTTACGGCAGTTTTTAATTTAGATCCAGGATTAGCGCGTTTGTACTTTGCTACTCCTTTTGCGGTTAATCCAGCTCCCTTTTTAGTAGATAGCTTTTCGCCTCTTCCAACAGATAGATTTACCATCTTATAGTCCGTCGTAAGTAGTTTTGTCTTCAGTGCAAGTACAGTCATCATTACATTTACGATTTAGTATCGCACAGATTATTCTTTTTAAGTATCTATACATGTGATAACCTCTACTTTATAAAATTCTCTAATAGGGGACAGGTCTTAAATGCTTCCAAGATATCGGGAACTCGTAGCTGCAAATCCTATTTATTTCGTTTACTACATCTCTTGTTTCTTCTTGAGCATCAGCCTTTAAGCGTAATTCACATACTCTTGAAAAAGCAAATAAATTGCCTGACCAATACCATTGAGTCATAGTGTTTTGTGGTAAAACCATTCTAGCCATTTCAGGAGCTATACCTTCTTTTAAAAGGTTATTGTAAGTCTCCTTGACATATTTCATTGTACCAGCTATATCATACTCTACTGTTTCTTTACTAGATCCTTGCTTTATACTTCCTTCTGGTTTCTTACGCCACTGTTTAGGTATATAAAACTCAGGCTCATCATCTACATATCTCCTACTAACTTCATTCCACACTAAACCTACCTGATGCTTGACTAACTGTCTAGCAACAAAAATAGGAGCACTTATCTTAAATTGTATAAATGTATGTGCAAACGGACTCCAGTGATTATGCTTAGCAAGATACTTAATAAGTTTTTCATCACTCTCATCAAACGCATCTTTATGTTTAGCAAAAGAAACTCTTGCGGCGTTTACTACTGTTAAGTCCGTTCCAGATACGTCCATCAGTTCTACTACTGAACTTACCATTACTTCTCCCATCTATAGAATATATGCCTATCTATTCTAGTTGTTTTAGTTTTAGTCTTAGCCCATGCAGGTCTAACGTAGCTTGCATGGTAGTGAGTAGCTCCATCGGTTACGTCTAGATTAATAGTTTCACCCATTATTATAGATGCGTGTCTTATAGCCTTACCCCACGCTTTACTGTCTCTATTAGGCTCATCAGACTTACCATCACAATACCAACTAAACTGGCATTTACCTAATACTACTTTACCGTTCTTATATGTTAATCCTTGCTTAACTACTTCACATATTGTGTTAGGGTATCTATGGTCTTCTACTCGATTCATTACTACTTGTGCTACTGCAAACTGTCCTAGCATAGACTGGTTCTTTGCCTCATGATAGACGTTTGCTGCCATGCACATTAATGCTGTTTCTAATATCATATCCACCTCGTGTCATCTTGTTCTATATTATTAAACTTCTGATTCCAAGGAACCTTGTTAGTTGTTATACGATCGTAATGTGAGCGCAGCACCTCTAATCCAATAGCAAAAGACATGACATAATCATCATGACAACCAGCTGCTGCTTCTGCCTTACCTTGATCGTTTACGATATAATCTTTTAGTTCTTGTATAATATCAGCACTAGGTATATACACATCATCGTTCTCAATAGCGTTTTTAAGGTTCCCGACAATTGTACTCTTAGTTGCTGTAGTTGTTCTAAAACCTAATCTATCGCCCTCCTGGTTAGATATATTAGATATTTTAGTTTGCCTGTATAAGTTCACGTATGACATATCATCTAGCTTCTGTAGTGTTGCTATACCCATTGAGTTAGACTCAACAGCAAGCAAAGCATTATTATAATACCTACCTAGATAAAATAAAAAGTCTCCAAACTTACTAGGATCTATTCTATTGTTTCTATAAGCTGCTACTATGTTTCTATTCTCATCTATAACTACAGCAGCAGAATAATCTTTTCCTACGCCTAGTGCTACATCAGCACCAATAACGTAACCTATATCGTGATTAGGGTAATCGTATATTTCTATATCACCTTCACTCGTAGTCTCAAAGAACTTAGAATCAAGGTCAAGCTTCATCTTCTTTAAGTAAGGCACAGCCTCAAGTTCAGCTAGCTTACCGGTATCAAAGACTCCGCTACCACTAACTAAGAACGCTTCTTCAGCAGTTGTCGGATACTCTTGCAAAAACTTTCTTTCACCCGACTCAGCAATCTTAAGACGCCTCCAATATAGCTGATCAAAGTCCAGTCCATGTTTATCCATAAGCTTAGACTCTTCTTCAGTAGGCTCAAAGCTTTCCGGAGCTTCTCTCCTATATTCAGCAGTGATATACCAAGGTAGAAAGATAGGTATGTACTCAGTACCACCTTTCTCATAGTCTCTTTCAGCTTGTTTCCATAACCTGTAAAATTCCCCTTTTGCACCGTTGGCCGTCGACTCCAATATAACTTCGGTACCCTCAGCTTGAGAGATACCTTGGAATAATCCGGCAAGAATCTTTTCGTCAAAAGTCCAAAAGGCCACTTCACTAAGGTGGGCAATCGTAGGGGTAGTACCTCGACCGGCTTCAGGACTACCCGCAGTATATAATCTATAACCTGCATTATTGTGTTCAAACTTAATCTCCTTTGCGTTTGAAGCCAGCAACTTAGGTCTAAACTCATCTGCCATTCGGTCAAACAAGTTTTTACTCATAGCAAACAAAGCATCAGAAGTAGCACTATCATGAGCCATAACTACTGATCTGGCATTAGGGGTAAAAAAGCTTTTCCAAGCTGTACGTGCAGTACAGAACGTAGATATACCTTGTTGTCTAGCTTTTAGTATTAAAGCTCTAACCCTGCCTTTTTCCTTCAACTGCTGCTCTAATGCTTCATTTACTTTTTGCTGAGCTTCATTAAATATAAATGGCACAAATCCTTTACTAGCATCTTTAGTAATTATTTTGATTTGTTGTTTTGCAAACTGTTCAAAGTCTGTCTGATATTGAGTTAAGAGCTTTCGCTTTGTTGCTTCTTTAACAAGTTCGAGTTTTCTTCTATTGTCCATAATGAACCCCAATAGCTAGCAAGATTATTATAGCTACTGCTCCTAGCACTATCAGGTCTTGTTTGTTTGTTTTCTTGTTCATTATTAATCCTTTTTATCCAATCGCTAACACTCACGCCTACATCATCGCAGGGATCATTGTAGAGAACCATTATGCCTCCTGGTTAAATTTAACCAATTGTTATCTCTAATAGGAGGCACTTCCTTAAGAGAGACTTAGGAAAAAATATTATATATATATATACTACATATATATTTTATACCCCCCTTTCTTCATTATCTATTCTCTTATATTTTATTCGCTTCGCTCATTATTTATTTATTTCAAAAATTATATTCATAATTTTCCCTTAATATATATATATTTTTATACATTTATAATCATATACAAAAATCCCTATACTAATATATATATATTCCTTTTAACATCAACAATAAAATATATTACATCTAATAAATTAATATATACATCAACAATGTCAAATTATACTTTTAATTCTAATAATCCACTTTATAATTCACAACAAATATTAAATCTATATCATTTCTTTAATCATCCACAAAACAATCAACTATTAATTAATAAACAATTCTCTTTAAATTATACTTTAATTAATACTAAAACTAATATTATTCATACTAACTTTCACAAACATATTAATTCTTTTCTTAATATACAACCTACTCCTAATAATCCAAATAATATTAATCAAACTATTAATCAATCTTTACCTTTAAATCAACCTACAAATAATTTAAATTCACCTCCTTCCACACCAGAATCTCCTTTAACTACACCAGATTCTAATACATCTACATTTTAAATTATTTCCTCAAGGGGGCATTATACTAATCCTATAGTGCCTCCTAAATCCTCTTTTTTTATCTTCGACCGTATTGCTAAACTGTAAACAAACCGACGACCGGGGACCGGGGCCGTCTTGGGATGGGCATTGGGTGATCCCTGTGGCCACCGAGGCCTCCATGATGCCACCGCCATAAAATTATATCCATAATTTTCCTTTAATATAACCAACGAAAGGTAACCATAATGTATAAGATGAAAGAAACCCTTGATGGTACGGGTCACGCCATCGCTGAACAGCTTGTTCGAACCCTGATGTTTGATGAGGATAGGGTCCTACGTACCGTAACCCAAATATCCGATATTGTAAATAAAGTGTATAGTCCTCAAACCTCACCCAGTGGTGTAGAGACCTTTGTAACCTACCATTATAAAGAATGGTTAAACCATTTTGTAATGATGCATGGTATGGTTGGTGATAAGGAACGCCAAAGACTAACCTGGGGTCATGAAGAGCATTTTACTGAAGATGACTTCCGTGAGATGTGTCCTGATTATTGGAATGTCTCACGTGCCTATGAGGATATTGAAGAGTACCAAAGGTTCCGTAATGCCAAGTGTGGTGACCTGGATGAATATGGAAATGTATGCCAGTTCCCGGAGCCTGTGTAAAAGACGTTGGTGTGGTCTGTCCTGTCCCCTATTAGAGAGGGGGCAGGGCGGGCTTTAAACACCTATATACCGTATAGAGTATACCGTATAATAAAATTATATACATAATTTTACCTTAATATAAACTATAGAAAGATATTGCCATGTACAAGTTCCTTGATTTAATGTTGTTATTAGTAGACGTCGTAAACGGTGTGCTAGTAGCAGCTTCTTTACTTATCATTGTGTTCT